TCAGGCGTCGCAATCGCTGGATCACGGCAGCTCGTCCGCGCAGACGATCCGCCATAGCTGGCCCCGAAACGAACAACGCCCGAAGGCCATGGGCTCCGGGCGCGGTAATCAACTCTCTATTTCGGAAGTTCTACAGGGCTCGCCTAGTGCCGTCAATGCCTACCGTGCGAATTTATCAACAATAACAGTTTGTTATGGCGACCGCCTAGCGTGCGGAACTGACAACGAACCATCGGTTCTGATGTGGAACAGACGCCGCAGAGCCTCCACTCCCTGGACGAGATTGCCCACGTCCGCCCGCGACCAGACAGCGGCATCCTCGTCGCCGATGACGACACGATGCACCAGCGCGCTGGGCATGCGGCCGGCATGGCTGATCGGCTCGCTATCGCAGGCCCGCAACATCAACTGCACGCTGGCGGCCTGCCTGCGCACCTTCTCGACCAGCTCAGGATCGTGGTCGCCGGCCACGCCGCCGAAGATGCCTTCGTTGGCCAGCAGGGACGTCACGGAGCGGGGCTGGTCCATGGGCAGCCCCATGATCGCCCGGTAGCGGCCCATGATGGCGGCATAGACCTGACCGGCCGAATACTGGTCGGGGGTGATGATGCCACTGAAGCTGAGCCGTCCCAGCGCCGAGCCCAGCCGCTCATCGCGGGCCTGGCGGGCCGTGACCCCGAACTGGCGTCGACGGGCCTCCACCACGGTGGCCATGACCTCGCGCTGGGTTTCCTCGGCGGTCGGCCGAACCAGTTTGCCGCATGGATGGCGCTTGCCGGATTTGCGTTTGCGTCCCTTGGCCATGGCTCAGCCCCCGACCTTGGGAGGGCCGCCGTAGAGCTTCTCGCCCAGCTGGCGGACCAGTTCGCGCTCTGGCCAGGTCAGCCGGTGATCTGCTGCCGAGACGGCCAGAACGCCCATCTCGCGCCAGCCCTCGCGCTTGACCTGTTCGGGATCGCGGCGCTCACCGCCGTAACCTTTCGGGTGCCAGTTCATCGCACGCCTCCACCGGTCTCGATGGCCCACAGCAGGATGGCGATGGCGTCGGCCTCGTTGTCGTCGACCGGCGAGAACCCGCGTGCTCTCACCGCGGCGATCACAGCAGCCTTGTCGGCGTTGCCCCGGCCGGTGGCGAACTGCTTGATCGTGCCGACGGGCAAGCCCTGGTAGGCGACGCCGTGTTCCTCACACCAGGCGGTCAGTTGACCCAGCAGGCCGCCATAGACGTGCGCGGCGTCGGTGCCGACATGGCGGCGGACCTCCTCGAAATAGACTGCGCCGATCGGGCCGGCATCGACCTGCAGCTGCTCCAGCCAACGCCTGAAGCGCAGATAGCGCATGCCGCCGCCGTCGAACCGGGAGGATTTGAGCGACAGGCAGCCGCTGGTGATCGTGCCCATCGACTGCAGGGCCCAGCCGGTCGCGGTGCCGAGGTCGAGCGCGAGGATGACCCCGCAAGCTGGTATGACGGATATGACGGTTTGCTGGTTATCACCGTTAGAGGCGCGCGCGTGTGCGCGTGTAACGCCTATAAGGGGACGATCCGTCATATCCGTCATGGACGCTGAGCCACGGTGCATTTTTCAGAACTCCATCGGGTCGGTTGAGGTCGGTGTCTGGCGCAGTGCCAAGCCTCGGAAACCTCGGGCGGTCATGGTGTTGGCGCGCGAAAATCCCCGCGCTGTCAGGGTTTCGGAGAAGCGCTTGTTGGAGCCGGCGTACTCACCGTTGCCGTCGGCCCATGCCTTCCAGTCGGCGTAGAGACGCTTGGACGTATCGTGCAGGTTGCCCGCCTGATCGCAGCGCTCGTCGAGCCACCGGCCGACCGCATCCTCGGCGTCGAAATACTCCTCGGTGGCGGCCAGCACCGACGCCGGCGGCTGCAGCCCGATCCGCTGCCATTCCAGGCAGCCCTCCAGCGCCCAGGCGAGGATGCCGTCGCGCTCGGCCAGCAACCGGTCAGGCAGGTGCTTGTCGCGCTTGGCGGAGGGGATGGTGACGGTGAACGGGATCATGTGCAGACGGCGGCGCATGGCCTCGTCGACATTGCGGATCGAGGGCTTGTGGTTACCCACCACCAGCAGCTTGAACTGCGGGGTGAACTCGAAGAAGTCCTGGCGCATGAACCGGGCGGTGATCTTGTCGCCGCCGGTCAGCGCCTTCAGCTTGCTCTCGGCCCAGCGGCTGCCCTGTTCGGTTTCGATGGCGGTCACGACGCGGGCGCCGCGCAGGCTGGCCATATCGGTCGGATGGCGATCGCCATGGCTGGCCATGAACATGTCCATCGCCGCGACCGTGGCGTAGTCGCCCATCATCGCTGTCAGGGTGTTGGCGAAGACCGATTTGCCGTTGGCGCCGGTGCCATAGAGGAAGAACAGCGCGTGCTCGCTGGTCACGCCGGTCAGGCAGTAGCCGGCCATCCGCTGCAGATAGAGTTGGAGCTCGGTATCGCCGCCGGTGACGGTGGCCAGGAACTCGCGCCAGACCGGACAGTCGCCTTGCGGGGACGCCGCGGTGATCTTGGTCATGTAGGACGGGCGATCATGAGCGCCGCCTTGGGCGGTGTGCAGATCCACCACACCGGCGGGCGTGTTGAGCGCCCAGGGATCGCGGTCCCAGACCTCGGTCGTCTCGGCATGGCGTCGATCGGCGCGGGCGATGCGTTCGACCGCCGCGATCGTCGAGGCCGACGAGAGTTTGGCTTTCAGCTTGGCGCTGGACGCCTTGCGGGCTGAGGCCCTGCAGACCTTGCGCGACAGATCGTAGGCTTTGAGCGTGTCTTCGCGCACCCAGACCGTGCCGGTCCAGGTGAGCCACTGGCCCCAGGCGGCGACATAGCGCCAGTCTTGCGCATGCTGGTCGGTGAAGATGTCTGCCAGCGCGTCTTCGGTCAGCTGGACCGGGATCGCATCGTCGCCGCTGTCACCACCGCCGCCGGTCGGCCCGCCAGCGCCGGTGTCATCGAGGTAGTCCTCGCCATAGCGCGAACTGTCGAGCTTCCAGATCTTCTCAGCTTCCGAGCGGAGCCGGGTCTCGGCCCATGGCGGGTCGATGCGGGCGGTGTTGTAGTCGACGATCTCGGCCCAGGCCTGCGTCGTGGTGACGTGTCCCTCGCGGCAGCGCCTGATCCAGTAGCCGATGATCCGGGACAGGGCATCGAAGCGGGTGGCGCCGTCGACGCCGCCCTCGCGCACCACGCGCCCGAACAGTTCGGTCACGGTACCCGAGCCCGTGCCGGCATCGTTGTAGTCAAACTCCGAGGCCGCCTCGCCCTCGAGCAGGGGCATGGCCAGAACCGCCTCGACCAGATCGCTGAGATCGTGGTCGCGGTCGTGCTGGCTGAGGATTTCAACAAGCCGCGGCGTGCTGGTCTTGCCGTGGACCGAGCCCGCCACGCGGATCGGCTGGTGCGGCGACCGAAACGATGGGTCGCCGCCCACCTTGCTGGCGATCATGTGCCGGGCGCGGCAGACCGTGGCGATGTCGTCGCCTTCTGCAGGCTCGGTCAGCCGCCAGTAGAGGTGCAGTTTGCGCTGGCCCTCGGGCGTGACCCCGCCCGACGCCACCATCAGGCTGGGCTCGCCAAGGTGCTGCGCCAGATGGTCTCGCTTGGCGCCGATGTCGCCGTGGTCAAGATCGACCAGCACGACCTGCGTCTGAAGGATGTGTTCGGCCCGGGCCTCGCCGGACGCCGCGACCGTGCCGGGCACGACGAACAGCGCCATGCCGTTGTCTGCGGCCCACGCGGCCTGGACGACCAGCTTGTCCGCCAGCGCCGCATCGTTCTCCATGAACGGCGTGTGGGGCATCTGATCGCCACCGCCTTTCTCGGCGAGGGCGCGGACCGGGACGAGGTGGTCGCAATAGCCGAACACCATCTTGGCGAAGGCTGCGATCATCTCGGGATTGGGTTTTGCGGGGTCGCCCGCGCCGTGGCTGTCAGCCGCCGTCATGCCCAGCACCTCTGCCTCCAGGCGCACCAGGCGCATTCGAAATGGTCGGGATCGGCCGAGACGCGGGGCAGCCATTCGCTGGCGTCGCAGGCCTGAAGAATGCGCACGGCCTTGTCGCTGGCGGCCTGGGCCAGAGCACCGTTGAACGCCACCAGCTCGTGCCAGAGCTCGCAGGTGTCCTTGTTGACCACCGTGAACACAGCCGGGTGCTCAGTCAGGCCGAGATAGGCCTGATAGAGAGCGATCTGGGCCGCATAGACCGGCTTGGCGGCGACAACGCCGCGCTTGACGATGCCCTGCCAGTTCTTCGCGTTGGCCGACTTGCATTCCCACAGCGCCGGGACAGCCAGACCATCGGGAGCGGCGACGATGACGCCGTCGATATGACCGCGGACCCGGCCGCCGGCGACCGAGAAGCCGAACTGACCGCCTGACGCGTTGCGGGTGCGCAGATCAAAGCCGGCCTTGGTCAGCCAGTCGACGGCCAGATCCTCGAAACAGTGGCCTGCCGCAAAGATGCGCAGGGTCTTGCCCGAGAACTCGCCGCCGGGGTCGCGGGGGACCTGCAGGAACTCATACTGCAGCAGGCGTGAGCAGCTCTCGCCAAGCCGGCTGCCGCCCAGATAGGCGCGCGGCTCCCGGGCGCTGTTGTCCTGGGCGAGCGCCGTGTCGATCCGCGTGTTCACCTGGTCGGCGAACGAGGCAGGCTTTTCGCGATGGTTGAAGTCGAGAGGACCGGTCATCAGAACGGAACCTCCGGGGCGCTGTCCTGCATCGATTTGAGAAAGCCGCCGACGGCGACCTGGACCATGGTCCTGGCCTGGGGGCCGGTCAGGTCACGCAGCCGGCGGTCCCAGCCGATCTCCGCCATGATCTCGGCCATGGCCTTCAGCCCGTCGGTCAGGGCAGCGGTCTCGCGCTCGTCTGGATCAACCATGGCGAACCGCCTCCGGCATCTTCGCGGGCCTGTCGGCGGCGATTGAGCGTTGGGAATGAGCGTCGTTCATCACGCGGCCCTCCTGATGCTTGCCCGGAAGACGGCCGCGTTGATCGCGTTACGGTTCCAGTGGAATTTGAGACGGCAGTTGGCGTCGTACTTGGAGAAGCCGAAATCCAACGGGGACACGCCGATGCCGGCCTCGGCCAGTTTGGCCATCTGCTTGGTGCTGGCCGGCTCGTTGATCCAGCTGCGGCTCTTGGCAGCAGCGTGGCTGCTCTCGGTCGACCGCAGGAAGTCGTCTGCAGCTGCGAGCGCCTGAACACGGGTGCCGATCGCCAGGACCTGCGTGGCCTTGAGCCTGGGCCGCCCCAACGCGTGCCAGAGCGTGCCGTCGCTGAACACGCCAGCCCAGGCATCAAACCCGCTGGCCATGAGCGAGGCACCGTCTCCGTGCAGATCGCACCACTTGAAGGGCGACTGATTCAGCAGGTCGATCTCCATCAGGTCGAAGTCGGTCAGCACCCGCTTGGTGCTGCACCGGCGCTCGAACCCGAAGCCGCAGATCGGGCATTCGCTGGCGCCCAGGGGCACCTCCGCTTCACAGGACGGGCAGCACTTATAGGGAGCCTGACCCGGCTCCGGATCGTCGTTGTCGAGGCTGATTTCCTGCTCGAGGCTGCCATGGCGCAGCGCCGCCCCGGCGAAGTCGAGCACAATGCAATCGGTCTTGATGATGCCGGGGTAGCGTTCCGGATCGACCTTGCGCAGGCCGCGGCCAATGGCCTGGATGAAGGTGCTCTTGTGGAGCATGGGCCGCAGGATGCCGATGCAGCCGACCGGCTGGCTGTCGAAGCCCTCGGTCAGCACCATGCAGTTTACCAGCAGCTGGATCTCGCCGCGGTCGAACCGGGCGATGACGTCGGCTCGGTGGTCGGCGGGCATGTCGCCGCTGACCACGGCGGCGGCTACGTCTGCCGCGATGAAGGATGCGGCGACGGCCTCAGCGTGGGCGATGGTCGAACAGAAGAAGATCGTGCGCCGATCGCCGGCCCGCTCCTTCCAGTGGGCGACCACGGCCTCGTTCAGGACCGACCGGTTCAGCACCTTGTCGGCCTGGCGCATGTCGAAGTCGCCGGCGGTGGCATCGAGGCCAGCCAGCTCATCGTCGATGCCCAGACCGATGGTGAAGGTCCGCGGCGGAACCAGCATGCCGCGGGCGATCAGGGTTCCGATCTTCAGCTGGTAGCCGACGTTGGTGAACACCTTGCGCAGGGATCGCCCGTCACCCCGGCTGGGGGTGGCGGACAGACCCAGCAGTTTGACCGCCGGGTTGATCGACCGGATGTCGGCAATGATATTCTGATAGCTGTCGGCAGCCGCCCGGTGGCACTCGTCGATGATGACGTGAGAGACTTGGCCTAGGGCTTGGCGACGGTTGGCCCGGGCCAGGGTCTGCACGCTGCCAAACACGATCTGGCCAGACCAGTCGTCCCGGGCCGCCTTGACCACCGAGGTGGTCAGGCCCGTGATCGCGCCGATCGAGGCAAGGTTCTGTTCGATCAGCTCGTCGGTGTGCTGCAGGACCAGGGTGCGGGTGTTC